TAAACGAGCAGAAGCATCACGGAGAATTTCGATTGAATCCTCCATTGAATAAAAACGACACCGAACGCCGTGAAGCATTTTATGGGTGTCGGAGAGGTAAATGAGAAGGTCTTGCTTCTCATCTTCCTCAGAAGTGGTTGCGATCTCCTGGAACCATCCAGGGGCGAACATCAAGGTATTTTTCAATTTCATAACAACATTATACCACAGCTATAGCAGTATGTCAAGCGGGTTGATTTTCTTAATGAAATCAATGGGTTACAAGGCGTCGGCCAGGACTCCTGTGTCTATTTTGGACAAAAGAACTATGAGATTTCTCTTATAAATCAATGACTTACGAGGGTTGGGGGGACTCCCTGGATACCCCAATATTAGGGTATTTTGGGGTATCCATATAAGGAAGTCCTTATATTAATAAATTCTTATTTAATGATATTTTCTAGGTTAGATTTTAATCTCAAAATCTCGTCCTTTAGTCGGAGCTTTTTGATTTTGAGTTTTTTCAGATCAGCGTCTGGTGTATACTTATATTGGTAATGTTCAATTTCTTTGTGGAGTTTTTGGTGTTCGTCTACTAGTTGGTTATAATGGTTTGATACATCAGTTAAAATTACACTTGTAGTATTTGTCATCTTATCTCCTTATATTGCGGGGTAACTCCAGGGATCGGTCCAGTTCATGCTACGAAACTCTCACCACAACCGCAGCTTGCTCTGTCTGGAATTGTTACTTTAAATTGGGGCATGAAGTCGCCCGTGTAGTCTATCGTAGCACCGTCCATATACGATAGTGTAAACTTATCTATCACAAAGAAACGGTTATCACCAATAGTCCATTGGCCTTCACCATCTTCTGGTTCATAATGTGGTTCTGTGTTCCAGTGTGCCATAAGGCCCGAGCAACCACCACCACGCAGTTCATAACGAACTACGGGCGTATTGTTTCTATCACAGATGGTTGACATCTGCTTTAATGCATCATCGGTTACGGTGACGTTCATTTAATGAGAAAGTACCATACCAGTGTTCCGACCACGACCACATCCAGACATACTGAATAACACAGATATGCCCGGACCACCCATGGTCTGAATTTCCGGAGGTACTTCACGGGGATTACTCCTAATCATCTTTAATTTCCTTTTTCAATTCGTCCACACGATCCTTTAATACTCCTATTGTTGTATTAAGATGACCACAATCATGTGGTTGTATTCTCTCTTTAATAATAGATATTTCTTCCATCAAAGCTATCATATGATCGACTTTTTCTTCTTTAGTCATTTCAACTTTTTCACCTCTTTAAACCAACAGTGCTTCATAATAACCGGATCATACTTACGCAAACGTAATTTATCCCCTGCCTTCTGTCCTCGGGTTGGTCTTGTTGTTGTGTAAAAGTAACCAGTATCTTCTTCTGATACCAATTTAATTATGCGATACGATTTAGCCATGTTCTTAACTCGTTATAACCACCAATATGAAATCCATCATCTAATGATATTTGGGGTACTTTATTTACATTTGGAAATTTCTTAAAAAATGCCTGTTGTGCTTCAGGACTCTCCGATATATTTATATAAACATACGGTTTATCATATTCTCTCAATAAATCTTTAGCCTTATTGCAAAAGCTACAATTATCTGTTCCATAAACTTCAAACATCATAAATGCCACACCAATTACAAGGCTCACCCTTACCTATATACATATCATATCCTTCCCTGGGGCAAAAGTGTTCCCACATTTCAGGCTCCTCATCACATCCACAAGGATTATCTATAGTACACTCGCAAGAATCACAAATACAATTCTCACAATGACATTCTGGATTATCACAAGCCATTTTTATTCTCCTTTATATTATTATACCACAATTTTTATTTTATGTCAAGCAACTCTCGGTTCTTTAAATGTTCTTCAGCTATTTCTTCCTTTGATTGACCGTGATATTTCACACCATAGTGTTTTTCTATCATCAAGTCATTTAGTATTACCCATGCATCCTTCTCTGGGTTGTATACTTTAAATTGACCGAGTATTCTACCGTACTTACCTTTGCCATCCTTTATTGTAATTAGTATTGATTTACTACCTTTAGGTAGATGCTGTTGAACAAACGCCTTTGCGGCAAGACCATACTTTTTTTCTTCTAGGTCTCTTGTTCTAAACTCTGGAGTATCAATACCGTAAAAACGAATTCTTTGATTCTTCAACCATACACCGAACCCCAAGTCAATATCTACATCGGTAGTATCACCGTCAATGACTTTAATTATTTTACATGGGTATTCGTACATATTATCTCTCCTCACTACCTGAAAAATCTTTCATTTCTCCTGTCTTACCATCCGCACCAGCAAGGTTTCCATGTGCAGGTAAAGCAGACAAGGATGAATCTTTTGCTGAACACACTATATCACAATGATATTCCATTGTATCTGCACTCAAATCTATTCTATGCACCAATTTTGTTATATAACAAGACAATGACCATCTATAGTCCATCGTAAGACCTGGTGTTTGTTGTCCTATCGCTGGAAATTGTATACTAATCCCATCACCTACTTGTAATCCAGACACTCCCCACACATCCAACTGCATTTGCAAATATCTATCATGGCTTTGTTGCATATGCCATAACGGTGTAGTTAATTGGTCAGTCTCATTATCAGTTGTTCTTACTCCCCCAGCATCTGCAAAATCATAAGCGTGTTTTGTTCCTGTACTGGTAAAGAATATTCTACTGTCAGGAAACTCTGTAAATGTTTCTGAATTACCTTCTATCAGAGGGTGTTGTGAATCATATTTTGTGCCATCAGGTACATATACTGTACCCCCACCCACTGGAAGGTGTCTCTCCTTTATAAATCCACGGGCAGGTAATGCTTCAATATCTGGTGCATATTTTCTATCATAATTTGTAGCCTTAATAGAAAACTTCTTATGGTAAGAATCGTGTTGTATAGATTTTGAAGCAAACATACCCTTTTGTATTGCTTCATAAGTATCACCTGTTCGTAAAAATTTATAGTCTCTTGCAGTCATCATATTCCGCAAATAATTGCTATCTTGTCTACCTGTTGATACTGTATAAGACATCTGATAATCTTTTGCATCCTTGCTGCCCCGCTCTGTGGTTCGTACAGCCTGAGCGTGCATAGTTTTAAATCTATACCCTTTTGTAGTCTCATAAAAATTATAGTTAGGAATATTTGATGTTTTTTTACTTCTACATTGTCTAGTAATCCATCGTATAGCATCAAATGGATGCATATTAGGAATAACTACTTTATGAATATCTTTAGTATCTTCTACCCAAACATCCTTTCTAGTTTTTAAATGATTTTTTAAGATGTCTTTAACGATTTCAGAATATGTATCTTCATACGCCTGTGAAACTCTGATACGGTCATTGTTCATTAATTCTGGTGCACAAAAATGTATTCTATATTGTAGAGTTGTAGCACCAGTTGCACCTGTACCTGGGTCATATGTCCTAAGATTTTCTATTTTGTGAATATGTAAAGGGTGATCGGTAAAGTCTACAGAAAACTCTGACCCTATAGTTTTAAATTTTAATTGTAAAAGTTCTTGTCCCACAAGGGTACTGGCTGGGATATCACCTATACCTTTAATATAAGCACTAACAATGTTATCAACATCTATCATTTCAATCCAGCCTGTAATACCGTACTTATCTATATCTTCAAAAATATATATCTTTTGAACATACAGTGTAATACCATACTCTCTGCCGCCATGATTTATTCTGGCTTCTTCAAGAACATATCGCCCTGCTTCATTGCCTTCTGTAGTAGCACAACTTAGGCGCAAATCTTCAAACACTTTAAGATATTCGGCCACTATATACTCCTACTTGCTGTACTCATCTCCGTACGGAATTCTTTAACGATCTGACTAACAAAATCCGGTTTAAGTAATCTTATTTCGGCCTTTTTAGCATTTACATCTTCTTCATATTCAAAATTAGTAATGGCTGTTGCACCCACAGTATCAGCTTCAACACGAATCAATACTGAGGTTACTCCTGAAGATTGTGCTATTTCTCTATGATGTTCTCCATCCGGATTAGTATACTTATCCTTAACAAATTTATTTAAATCTCGTTGTGATAATGGCCAATCATATCTAGGATCTAATATGTCATTAAACAGTAAAACAATCCAATGCAAATTTGGATTGCCATACTCTCTAAATGCTATTTCTTCTGGAGTCTCACCATCTTTTACATCATACTTAGCAAACAATGCAGTATTCTTCTGAATAGCATCTTTAAATTTTATTCGTGTAGTTATGTCACGAATATTTTTAAAATTCTTATCACCTGTTGCATCATAACTTATAGTTGGAAAATCTTTAAAATAAGACATTAGTGGCCACCTTCATCACCTTCTCCAAAATTAGATGAATCATGTATAATCATTTCTTTAAAACTTAAACTTAAATCTACTTGAACAGGCATATCACTATCTTTAAAGGTGTTATACTTTTCTCCACCATATTTTACACCCACATTTGTACAAGCTGATGCACCTATTTTAAATAACCCAGCATCTGGTGCAAATTTTATTTGAAATAAATGCGGAGTCTTATAGAGTCTAGCAACAGACGCAGTACCACCCAAAAGTGTTGGGGCAGAATGTTTTTTAAAAAACAAAATAATTTTCTCAATTGTTTCTGATTCAGATTTAGACTTTGGCTTTAAAGAAAAAGAAAATTCATGTGATCTATAACCAGGACCACTATAAGAAACATATGCTTGTTCTAATAAACGTCTAGTGACACCTGTACCTAATCCCGCTTTTGCTGCAACAAATTCTTTTATTGCACCACCTATATTTTCTAAAGTTTCAGCACCACTTGAGGTTTTAGCTTGCGATTGCGTTGCCTTTCCATCATCTCCTCCACTACCACCTCCTGTGAACAGATTCGCAAGCTTTGTAATACCTTTCTGTGCAGCTAACGCACCCATGTTTCCAGTAGCCTCTTCCCAACCTTGTGCATATCCTGTAGATACACCCTCTATTGGTATTGGTAGCCAAGACCAATTACCAGTCTCATTTGTTTTTAAACTACCTATATCAGAACTCGCTGCTATCTCTATAGCTTGAAATCCTATCATAGGAATATCTGTTGAATCTGCTTCCCCGTAATTTTCTGGAAATACTAGTGATGCCATGTTTTATCCCTTTAATCGTGTATAAGTATTTATATGGAAAAAAGAAAGAAGGTTAAATATTACAAAGGTAAATTTAGACCAGAACGCCCAGAAAAATACAAAGGCAACCCACGGAACATCATCTATCGTTCCATGTGGGAAAGGCGTTTTATGGTCTATTGTGATCGCAATGATAACATATTAGAATGGGGTAGTGAAGAATTTATCGTACCTTACAAATCTCCTATTGATGGAAAAGTACACAGATACTTTCCAGACTTCTATGTAAAAGTCAAACAGCATGACCATACTACTAAAAAATTTCTAATAGAGATTAAACCAAAGAGACAAACAAAACCCCCTAAGGCTAATCCCCAAAGAAAAACTAAATCATGGCATCGTGAACTTAATGAATGGGGTAAGAATCAAGCCAAGTGGAAATCTGCTGTAAAATACTGTCAAAATAGAAATATGGAGTTTAAAATACTCACAGAAAATGATCTAGGTTTAAACAATCCATATAAATAGTACAGTATGGCAAAGACACTGGAAGACTATCTATCAGAAATTACTACTCTAGCTGGCGGTAGAGATTTATCTACACGTTGGTATAGAGATCAAGTTAGGCAAATTGTTCCTAAACAATTAGGAGAAGGAACAGTATCCGGCATGATTAGGCGTGGTGATAATAGTGCAAGACCTATATACGGTATACTTAATTTATACGCTTATGATCCTAAACTAAAAGAAAGTCTAAGGTATTATGATGTGTTTCCGTTAGTAATTCCTATTGAAAGGCGGCCGGGTGGCTTTTTAGGAATTAATTTTCACTACTTATCAATCCCATTACGATTGAAATTAATGGAAAAACTATTACCTATGTCTAAAGAAAATAGAATTCTTGGTTGGAATAGAATTTCTAGATTTAGACTAGTTAAACCTTGTGTAAAAAGATACTTAACAGGGCACGTTCAATCTAGATTCTTGAAAATTCAAGATGAAGATATGCCTATAGCTGCTATGATGCCCATGCAAAGATTTAAAAAGGAATCTTATAGAAAAGTTCATGCAGAATCTAGGAGGATGTTAGGATAATGTCATTAAGTAGATTTAATGCCATGATAAGGGATGGTGATTTTGCTAGAAAATATAACTACGAAATATTTTTTTCTCCGCCTGGCGGAATTCGGGCCTCGGTTGAAACAATGTTGCGGTGTGAAACTTTTGGATTCCCGGGACAAAACATATCAACATCTATTGATGACCTACGAACGGGTCCTTCTAGAGAACACGCTATCGGAGTTACATATGCACCAATAACAGCTACTTTCCTAACATCCAGAGAGTTAGTAGAGAAAAAAATGTTTACTGCTTGGCAGTATCTTATGATTGATGCTGAGGCAGAAAGCCCAACACCCACCTATAGAGTAGGATATTATAAAGATTATGTTGCAGATGTTAAGGTCAAACAATTTGATGATGCAGGAAAGAATACTTACAGTATAAAATTATTAGATGCTTTTCCTAAAACTATTGTACAACAAGATTTAGCTCTAGCCGATGGCGAATTACATAGACTCTCAGTAGAATTTGTATTTAATCGTTGGGTTCAAACAGACACATCTGATGAAGCAGCCCGGCGGGCATCAACATAAACACCAGCAGTAACAACCAGAGGAACACCCTCATAAACAAATAATTATGGAGAAAAAAATAAATTATGGCTTTACCAAAAATAGTAACACCAACATATGAGTTGGAAATACCTTCAAGTAAGAAGAAAATAACATATAGACCGTTTATAGTTAAAGAGGAGAAAATTCTTTTACTGGCACAAGAAGCAGGAGAAGAATCTGATATACTTAATGCTATAAAACAAATTATTAAAAACTGTACTTTTGAAGAAGTAGAAGTAAACGATATGGCTCTTTTTGATTTAGAATATATCTTTTTAAGGATAAGATCCAAATCCTTAGGAGAAAAAGTAGAACTAAAATTGCTTTGTGACGATGATGGTGAAACTTATGCTGATGTAACAATTGATTTGGAAAAAATAGAAGTTGATTTTCCAAAAGAACATACAAACAATATACAACTAACAGACACTATAAGTTTAGTAATGCGATACCCTCAAATGTCAGCTTTAAATTTAATGAC